TTTTAGCGAATGAATTAATAATGGGCATTGGGCGCAAGTTTATCGGCAAAGCTATTAACAAAGTAGGCAACAAACGGCAAGGACTTGTAATTGCTTTTTTATTGGTAGCAGGAATATCTTATGCCTCCATAGATTCCATTCCCTACCCAATCACAGGCAACAAGCAAAGATTAGGTTTTCAGACTACGGGAAACGGATTGGTTTGGAGAGGTCTTGTTTCTGATACAGTAACTAAGCCGACAAGCTATGCAGATAAGAATGTAAAAGCCTATTTAGTATTAGATAGTGTAACTGGAAGTATATATGTTTGGAAACAAGGCGCATGGGCATCTTTAGTAGGTGGCGGATCATTTACGCAGCCTGTTGACTCTTTATTTTTTGATACAAGTGTTTCCCCTAACAATGTTGACACTGCAAAAATGCGATGGGATTATGAGTTAGGTACGGTTGTGTTAGGAATGTATGATGCTGTGCCCAATGAATTAGGATTTAAAAACTTTTGGTTAGTTAAGAATCAGACAGGATCAACCATTACAAAAGGAAGTCTTGTTTATGCTAATGGCACGGTTGGAGCAAGTGGAAGAATAACAGTTGCAAAGTTTATAGCCAATGGCACAATAGATGCAAAATTGCTATTAGGAATAACGGCACATGATTTAAGCAACGGTGAGGATGGCTATGTTATTTCCTTTGGCAAGATAAGACAAGTTAACACTGATACATTTGCGGATGGTGCTATTCTTTATCCTTCGCCAACTACTGCTGGTGTTTGGACAGATGTTGAGCCAGTTGCACCAAACATTGATATGCCTATTGGCTTTTGTATAAATTCATCTTCAAACAATGGCACAATATCTATTCGTGTAGCATCGGGTTATAGTTTAAATGAATTGCATAATGTGGCTATTTCTTCACCGGTTGAAAAATCAAGTTTATATTATTCTGGTGGATTATGGAGAGATACAACAGCCGCACTTTTAGTAAGCGATACGGCTGCAATGTTGGCTAACTACGCAACAAAAGCATACGCAGACACAAGCGGCAGATTTTACGCAAGACAAGATTTTAGAAATGTATCATCAAGCACTTTAACCTGGACACAAACAGATACTTTAGTAGTTAATGATACAACATCTTTGCAAGTATATAGGAATGGTCAAATACTTTTACCAAGTCAATACACTGTACCTACTAATGCCTCCGTGGTAATTGGTGCGACTGCTTATAAGTTAGGAGAAAATTATACAGTCATTTTACCTCGTGGCGGTGGTGGAGGTGGAAGTGGCAGCGGATCACTTACCTCAATATCTGGAGGCACTGGCATTACAGTATCACCAAATCCTATTACAACCACTGGCACAGTCTCCGCAGACTTATCTGTATTAATGGAGTTAACAGATACTACTTTATTAAATCTTACTACAAGGTTTGCGACAAAGCAGCCTAACATAACACTTACCACTACTGGAACAAGTGGAGCTTCTACATTAAGTGGTGATACTTTAAACATTCCACAGTACACTGGAGGCAGTGGCACAGTTACCAGTGTAGGTAGTGGTTACGGATTACTTGGTGGGCCGATAACAACAACAGGTACACTACGCGTTGACACATCCACAGTCTATGACTTTGTAAGAGATAGCATTGTGGCAGTAGAGATAGGAGGAGATACAATAAAAATAATTAAACAGGAATACGAAAATGTTACAAGTGACACATTGACATTTACTATACTTCCTAAATTCCCTATTCAGCTAAGACAGTTTATTCTGCTCTTCCGCAACGGTCAGTTACTACTCAATGACCAGTTTTCCGTTATTGACACAAACAAGGTAAAGGTAGCAGCCACATCTTTTAAACTTGGCGAAAATTACACCTTAGTCACAGTTAGCGGCATCGGCTCTGTTTCTTCCGGACAAGGTAATCCAATCTATCCAGAGGCAGGCATAGCACTATCTACGGGCACAACGTGGACAACCTCAATCACAAATAATTCATCGAATTGGAATACGGCTTTTACAGATAGATTAAAATGGGATGGAGGTAGCACAGGTTTAGTAGCAGCAACAGGGCGCACAAGTTTAGGCGGCACTACGGTAGGGCAATCAATGTTTACTTTGACAAATCCTTCTGCTATTACTTTTCCGAGGTTCAATGCTGATAACTCTGTTACGGCATTATCTGCTGCTAATTTTCGTACTGCTATAGGAGCTGGAACGGTGACAAGTGTAACGGTTTCGGGAACAAGTGGAAATCCTTTATCTATTTCAAATACAACTACCACTCCAGTAATTGAATTATTAAGCGCAACAAGTGGAAGAAATGGATATTTAACATCAACGGATTGGACTACTTTTAATAATAAACAACCACAGTTAAGCGGCACAGGCTTTGTAAAAGCAAGTGGAACAAATATAACGTATGACAATTCAAGTTACCTTCGCACGGGCTTGGCTGATTCAACCTATTTAAAATTGACAGGGGGAACATTGACTGGTGGTTTAACAGGAACAACGGCAGAATTTATATCAGCATCAAATCCTCAAATAACATTAAGTCATTCGGGTACTGGTCAAAACAATATTTTATTTAAATCTGGAAGTAATGAAATATTTAAAATGGGTATTGCAAGTAATAATTCTTCGATAATATTTGAAAATTTACCTTTATCACAAAAAACAAGTGGATTTAAATTTTATTCAGTTAGTGGTTTAACTCAAACTTTGGGTTTAGACCAAGATATAAATGGAAATTTAGGTATTAAATCAGAATCAACACCAAACTCCTTACATCCAAATACATTGTATGTGAATGGCACACTTGGCGTAACAGGCGCAGCCACTTTAACTAATCTTGCAGGCTCTGGCACTCGCATGGTTACGGCAAGTTCAACAGGTTTATTAAGTACACAAGCAATACCAAGTGGAGGCAGTGGAACAGTTACAGGAGTTTATGCTGCTGCTCCAATTTATGTATCTGATAATACAGTAAGTCCTTTTATAACTATTGTTGATGCAAGTCAATTTGTTAAGGGTGTAGTTAATGAAACTACACAAACATTTGGAGGTGTTAAAACATTTGCAAATACAATAAAATTATCTTCTACAACTGGAACATCTACATCTATATTGGGAAAAACATCTGATAACTCTGTATCTACTGTATCGGTTGGTACAGGTTTATCTTTAACAAGCGGCACATTAAGTTCAACTATAACCGTACCTACTGAAAGATATGTTTGGGATTTAGGGATATTTGCAGGTGCAGCAGATAATAGTGCTGCAACGTGGGATCCTCAATATGGTATTAATATGTTAGTTGTACCAACTACGTTAAATGGTTATTGTATTGACTCTATATATGCAAGAGCTTTAACTTGCTCAACTTGTCCTCCAGCAGCAGGTGATAAAGATTATTATATTGGTGTTTATAAAGCAGGAAATTCTACAAGAATACAAACAACTGGAATGTCATTACAAGGTAGTCAAATTGCAATGAATGAATATGACTTAAAAGAAGTCAATGTAAACTATACACTTACAACTGGTGATGTTTGGTGGTTGTATTTAAACGGTACATACACAAGTGATATGTTATACATCACAGGAGGCTTTGTAATTAAAAAAACGTGCAATTAAAAAACAAAAACATGAAACAACTCCTTTCCCTCTTCCTCTTCCTTTTGCCTTGCCTTGCATGGGCACAATACCCAAGCAATGGCAACCAAAAGATAACGCTTGGAGAACAGACGACTGCCGATGGGCTGATTTTTCGGGGCGTACTTGGTGATACTGCTTTAATTACACCATTAAGCGATACAAGCGCGTATATTATTCTTGATACGGCAAATCATAGGTTTTACAATTACAACCGTGCTACAAATGTATGGAGCGTGGCAGGAGGCGGTACATCGGTCACAACCTTTAGCGCAGGAACAACTGGATTAACACCAAGCACGGCAACAACTGGCGCGGTGACATTGGGTGGCACTTTGGCGGTGGCAAATGGGGGAACGGGCAGCCCAACAAAAAACTTTGTAGATTTAACCACAACGCAAACGGTAGCTGGGGCAAAGACGTTTAATGCAAATGTAATAAAACAAAAAAGTACTGCGGCTATTGGGTCAACTTATTATGCATTTGAAAATAATGCTGGTGTATTTAAAGGATATTTTGGTTATGGTTCAAGTGGGAATAATCGAATGGCATTAAGTAATGATGTTGTTGGTGATATGTTACTTATTACATCAAATAGCTTTACGAATAAAGTTTTATTACGATTAGATACAACATTTAAAGTTACAATAGGTGATGATGTTGCTCCTAGCGAAGTGCTGCACGTTGTCGGCAATGCAAGGATAACCGCAGTTGGCGCTGGTACATTTTCAAATAATTTAAATATAACATCTGATGGCACTTTAACAACAGCAACATCTGATATAAAATTTAAATACAATATAAGACCTTTAAATTATGGTTTAGAAACATTATTGCAATTAAAGCCTGTAAACTTTCAATGGATAGAAGGTCAAGAAGAAGATTTAGGTTTTATTGCTCAAGATGTCGCAGAAATTATACCAGAGGCAGTCAACACAAATTGGAATAGCGATTTATTATTTAGATATGAATCTTTAATTCCCATCCTCACCAAAGCCATCCAAGAACAACAAGCCCTCATCAAAGCCCTTGAACAAAGAATTATTAACCTCGAAAATAAATAAAATGAGATACTTATTTTTATTCCTTCCCTTGTTTTCCTTTGCGCAAGATGTTGTCAAAGACACGGTGTACATCCAAAAGCAAGGAAACATTTATTACATTATTCAGCAAACAACTTTGTCGGATAGCACAGTCACAGGCTCAAAGCAAATACTTGGCGATAGTGCAACTGCAATTCAAAGCCTTGTTACCGATGCAGAAAGGCAAAGCAATACGTTAGCTATTCATGCAAAGCCTATTATTACAAAGGGCAAAGCGGTGCAAAGGATTAATTACTACAATGATTTGCACGTTCAAATTAGTGGTAAGCCTGTGTATTTTACTACCGCACAAAGAGACACGGCAAAGTTTCTCGGTGACTGGAAGTTAAATTTTAACGGTGAAATCATTGATGGTAAGATTGAGTTAAATGTAAACAAACGGCTTATATTCAACCCAGACAATGGCAAGGTTTACACCATTTCAACCAATCTACTTTTATCTACATTTACCAATCAAGTTTCCTTTGCCTTTAACGGTGTTAAATACGACTTGTACAAATATGCTGATGGCAAATTTGCAACCGTGGATGGTGATGTAAGATTAATAAAACTTGAATAATGAAAGCAGTTATTTACAACATTTTTAAACTTGGTTACGATGGCATTGCCTATTCGATTTGTTGCGGAGTGATTTTTTCATTCTTCTTTCCCATTAAACATTTTTTGATTTTTACAATCTTTGTAGTTTTTGCAGACACAGTCACGGGAATCATGGCGGCAAGGAAAAGGGGAGAGCCGATAACCAGCAAAGGGCTTTATCGCACATCGCAAAAGGTGGTAACCTATTTCTGCGGTATAATGATTTTTCACGGGGCAAGTATAACTTTTCAACTGCCATCGCAAATCACCTATTCTGTAAGCTTCATCATTGCAGCTACGGAATTGTTTAGTATTTCGGAAAATATAAAGTCCATAACTGGAACAAATATTGGTACAATTATTCTTAGATTTTTCAGACGTTAAAACAAAATAAAATGGTACAAACTAATTTAAAAGATGCCCTTAAAAATGCAGAGGGAATAAAGTCACCAATGGGCGATGTGGCTTGTTACTCAATGAACTTTGCAGAACTTGCAAGTGAAATCAATGTTCATCTTGAAGGCAATAAAGTAAAATTTACTTGGCGCGAATACATCCAACTGGCTCAAATCATTTGGGATAAAATCAAGGAGACAAGCCGCGAATGTGCTGGGAAGGAGATTATAGTGACCGTACCGCCTAAATTTTCTTTGATATCCGCTGCTTTTTCACTCATCGGGTTTAAATTATAGGCGCAGAGAATCGCTACCTTAGTGCCGAGGGGAGTTGATTAATTTCTTCTCCCCTTAAAAATATAAAATATGAAAGCAAATGAATTTTTAATATGCCTTGATGCTGGGCATGGTGGCATGAGGAATGGAACGGGCCCAGAGAAATATGTTACCTATCCTTCAAAGTGCTATCAACATCGCACAGGCAAGTTTCATTCCTATGGATGGTTTTTTGAAGGAGTGTTTAATCGCTCTTTAGCTAAC